CGCGAATGTTGAGTGCTAGGCTACCGTTGGTAAGCCAAACTAAGCCATCTTCAGTAGTGAAGCCTTCTAGGCGATTGGCCGTTATCAGGTAGGTGACGGCGCCGCGCTTGCGCCCGGCTTGCTCCGTCTCGTTTGCTGATACAGGATCAACGTGCGCCCAAAATTCAGCGACCGTTGTAGGTGCTAAGTTATATCCGCCGTCCGCGCGGCGTGTCTTAGCTTGCCTAACGATGCGGATACGCTCGCGCTTTTGTCCAATATTGCTCATTGCTTGAACAGAACTCCGCAACCCTATAGGGCGCCAACAATCGGCGCTCTGTTTCAACCATCGCCGTGTCGCCGTCTGCCTGCTTGCTGTCGTCGCCGTCGCCACGGTTAGCGTACAGCCGGCCCGCGAGTAGTAGCGCCGCCCATTTGATCGGGTTAGGCACCGCTGCTGCGTTGCCGTAGCCCGCAACGAACGTTATTTTAACGGCGTTGTCGCGCTCGTACGTAGCAGGCCACGCGCCGCTAGGCGTCAACTTGCAGTAACCTACATGCGCGTTTGCATGCACGATGTAGTTAGATGCGCTTAGCGTCTGCAAGGCGTTGTCAACGTCGTAATACTCGATTGACGTGATGCTTTGCAGCGGCGGCAAAGGCAAGTGCAATTCAGTACCGTACGGAAATTCGGGCAATTCCCATACCCATGTTTGTGAGCACAGCGCGCGACGTAGATACCCGTCGCGGCCGTCTAGCGCCTGAATGGCGACGCCCTTGTAGATATCTAAAACCGTGTCATCGTATGTATGATCGATGCGCAAATGCGCTTTCAATTCCGCCGTGCTGATTATGTCAGCCGGCGCGGCGGTACGAGTAAGCAGCATTTGCGCACCATTTTTTGCGGGTCGTTAGCTATTAGGCGGCGGGTGCCGATTTAGTAGCGCCGTGAATTGCGCATGCCGCCGTCGCGGTGCCGACGCCATGCGTACCGGAGAAGTTGAGCGTAAGACGGCTATAGCGCTTGTTACCTCGATAACCGTAGCTGTACGCGGTAGCCGTGGCGTGCGCCGCCACAAAGGCTTTGACGATACCGGAGGTAACGGTAACGCCGTTATCAACAATGCAGTCTTTCTGCGCAACCGCCGTGTAATCGCTGTTGTTGTCGCTTTCTTCCATAACAACTTCGATTTTATTCGTGTCGTCAAACGTAATGCCGCCGGCGCCCATAAGCAGAATGTGCGTGATTTCCTTTGCGTCGTAGAGGGTGCGGTCTACTGCTGCACCGCTAACGTCGCCCGTACGCACCGCGGCCGTAAGGGTAAGTTGCGGGTACTTGCTCGATTTGCCGTCAATCATTGGAAAAATCCCAAAACAAAATTTGCTTGATATACGCGAGCGCGCTAGGCGCTCGCGCTGCTTGCGAAGTCGCAACCGTATTAGGTCGAGAACTTCATAAGCTTGATTGCCTCATAATCGCGGATGCCGCCGCCAACGCGCTTCGTCGTGTAGAACATGACATAGGGCTTATTCGAGAACGGGTCGCGGAGTACGCGGGTGCCGAAGCGGTCGAGAACTTTATAAGCCCGCTTCCAATCGGCAAACGCGATAGAGAACGAGTTAGCCCCGATTGTGGGCATGTTGTCCTCGATTTCAACGGTTTTACCGAGAATAGAGCCCGGTTCCGCAGACGTAGGCGGCAAGTAAATATAGGCGCCGTCGTTGTCCTTAACCTTGCGCACTTCGGCAAGCGTTGCGTCGCTCATGAGCCAAGCAGCGTTGCCGCGATACCCCGCCCGCAAAGCGTGATACAGATCGAGCAACTTGTCATAAGCGTTTGCCGTGGCCGAAGTCGTCACGAAAGCGCCGGAAGCACCGGACGTTACGAAACCGACTTTGCCCCATGCCCACGAAGCGTTAGCGACCACGCCGTTAGTCGTGTCGATAAAGCCTTTCGGGCGGTTCACGCCGTTGCCGGTCACGAACGCGGCGTTTTCGTATTCCGCGAAAGTGCGGTTGACTTCATCGGCAAGCCATTGATCGACATTGATGCGTGCGTCGTCAAGCATCGACTGCGTAGCGCCCGGCATGGCGTAGACTTCGCCCATGGGAAAAGTCATTTCGACAAGGCGCGGGGTAGTCGTTTCGGCGCGTGACTGCTGCTCGCCAACCCAACCGCCGCCAGCGGAGCCGAGATTGTGCAGCGCCTTGTATTGGCTCGTACCAACTACCTGCACGTCAGCAAGACGACGGATAGCCGAAACGACTTCAAGCGCGCGGCTAATCGTGGCGTCGGTTTCTTCCGGTACGACAAAGCCGCCGTCCGGGTCGCTGTCAGTCGAAAGCGCGGCTTTGACTTCTAGTGCCTTCAATTCGCCCTCGTTCGTGCCCTTGCGGACGAACGTATTGAACGCCTTGCGGTGCTGGCGACGTTCCGGCGTGCTCTTGTTGTCGCCGCTTTCACCTGAAACGGAAAGTGCGGCAATCTTGCGCTGCAAATCCTCGAGCGCGGCGGTGTTCTTACCTAGATCGGCGTTAACGCGGTCAACATGCTCGCGCGTCACTACGTCGTCTTTACCCTTGGCGACTTCTTTAAGTGCCTTGTCGTTCTGTTCCTTGAACGCCGCGAAGTTGAGTTGCACGGCTTCGACGGCCTTGATTACATCGGCCATTGACGGCGCCGTTTCGTTATAAATCGGGCGCGTGTCGGTACGGTGCGCCAAACGAATTTGACGCTTCAAAGAGTTTGCCATAAAAGGAAAGTCCTTTAGCTATTGATTGTAGATTTAAGCCGTTCCAACGCGGCCAATACCGGCGAAAGGTTTTCCGTCTGCGGCGTTGGAAGCGCCGCCGATTTACTGGCCTTAGCCGAGCGCTTCGGACCCTTTTTCAATAGGGCCTTCGGCACATTGCGGAATGCGGATAGATCGTAGGAGTTTTGTGCGTCGCTATCGGCCTTAAAAATGCCGTCTGCGAAGCCTTGTTCGATCGCTTCGTTAGCGCTGATCCAAGTCTCGGCGTCCATCATATCTTTAATAGCGTCAGTGTCGGCGCCGGTATGAGACGCATACGACGCCGCTAATTCCTTGTCAATAGCCGAAAGCGTCCGGCTCATCTTTGCCATCTCGCGCGTATCGCCCATAGCGACCGACCACGCGTTATGGATCATGATGAAAGAGCCCTCGCCCATAAGCACTTCGTCGCCGGCGATGGCGATGACAGACGCAGCGGACGCGGCCAGCCCGTAGACTTTCGTCGTCACGTTGGCTTCGTGAGACACAAGCAGATTGTGGATCGACACGCCGTCAAACACATCGCCGCCCGGCGAGTTGATGTTCACGACAATCTCAGACGCGCCGGCGCCGTACTCGTCTAGCGTCTGCTTGAACTTCTGCGCCGTGACGCCTTCCCAGCCGCCGATTGGGCCGAACACGTCGAGCTCGAGCACTGCGCCGTTAGCGCGTGCGTTGATGACGCCAACGCCGGAAGCGCCCGGCGCGCGTGCGTTGGGCGCTTCTGCTTTGATGGCGTTGTGTACGCGGCTACGCGACGGCGCGCGGCTCTTGCGGTTGGACGCCTTGCGCGGGCGCTGGCGAGACGCCAACTTGACGGTATTCGGTGCCGCGGCCGTCCGCGCGCGGGTTGAGCCCTTCGATTTTCCGCCATTCGTCAGCATTGATAACCCCGTTCTGGTACTGGATTTGGAGCCCGTTTTGACGCGTAAGGAATTCGGCGCGCGTCAATATCGCCGTGTCATGCTTGATTGTGTATTTGCGACGTTCGGCCGGCGCCAAAAGATCGCGCGCCAATGCTTGCCTATCGGCAACAAGGTGCGGGTTAAGCGTGTGCACAAGAAATCCGAGCGATTGCTGCTCGATACCGCTGCCCCATGATGTGCCGCGTTCAATATCACCAATCATGTGCGGCGGAACGCCAAAAAACATCGCAATTTCGTTACGCTGCAATTTGCGCCCTTCGATAAATTGCAGGTCTTCAGCGCTCATTCCAATTTGCACCCATTCAAGACCGTCCTCGAGGACCATCGTGCGGCCGGCGTTTTCGACGCCGCTATGCATGTGTTCAAAGCTTTCTTTCAAGCGTGCGGCCGCTTCCGGTGAAAGCGGCTTAGGCGACTTCAAAGCGCCGGACGGCTTCGCGGCGTTGTCGAATGTCTTAGAGCCATGCGCTTCCATCTTCATCGCAAGGCCGATTGCGTGGCGCGCGACGCCAATAGGCGACAAACCCAAAACGCCGTCAGTGCTCATTGCCCGGCGGTGATGAATATCCGCGGCCTTAAACGTGCGCTCGCGGCCGTTTGCGTACTTGTAGACGTATTCAAGCTCGAGGTCGTTGCGCTGTTCTACGCGCATGCGAGCCGGGTTGAACGGGACGAGCTCTTTAACGTCGCCGGCGAGCCGTGAAATATACGCATAAGCGTTGCCGCGAATGAGTTTGTGCGCAACCATCATTGCTTCAAACTCAAATGGCGTCTGCCAGCGATTAGGCGCCGACGTTAGAATATTTGAAACCGCATGGTCGTTTTCTAGCGTTTCGATATCGCCTTTACGCTTGTACAAGTTGAGCGGCAACATAGCCTGCGAGCGGCTAAGCAGCGAAATACAGGCGTAGACTGCGGCGACGCGGAGCGCGTTACTTTCCGTAACGCCTTCCTCGCTTCGCAGCATTTCGTCTAGCTGCGTTACGGTCGTAGCCGTGCGCATGGTTCCGGTTGACCCGAAAAACCGAGAAAGCAAGCGGCTCGCATTTACGTCAAAAAATCGCGCCATGTTCACACTTTAAAAAACTAGCAAACCGCGTTGTTCGTAAACGGAGGGGCCTATCACTTCCGGTTTCTCTGCAATGTCAATTGCTGAAACCGCCATAGCCAAAGCTACGGCACCGTCAATTCTACGGTTTCTTAACCGCTTGTCAAATTTACGATTTCCGGCCGCGTCCTTTGTAACCTTAACGTTGCTCATACAGTAAGTTAGCACGGGGTTGCCGTCGTGTATTAGTTTATGCTCAATCGCCAGACTTTCGAGTTTTTCAATAGCCGGCGTCATGTCTTTCCAGCCCTGCCCGAACTCACTCATATTCCATTCATCGGGGCGAAACCCGGCGCGTTCCGCTTCGGTTTTGAATTGGTCAATACGCCACCTATCATAAGCGATTGACTTTAGATCATGGCCGTCAATTGCCGCGGCTACAAACCGAACAACGTAGTCATAGTTAACCGTGCGCCCTTCGGTTGCCTTCATATAACCGGCGTCCGACCATTCGACATACTTAGCGCCGTCAATCTTGGCGCGCTCCGCTATCTCGTCTTTAGGCGTCCAGAAAAACGACTTGGTAGCTACGCGGTCGCCTAAATCCCATGCCATAACAAACGCGGTAAGGTCGCGCCGGCTAGACAAATCGAGCGCGCAGTATAGCGGCTTGCCGCGCATGGCCGATATATCAACGTCGCCCTCGCACGCCTTCCAGTCTACCGAGTTTATAAACGCTTCGGTCGCGTCAACACGCATGTTGAGCTCGAGCGCCTTAAAGCTTGCAAGCGCGGACGGGGAGCGCTGCGCCTTAGCTGCGAGGCTCCGCATATGCTTTATCGATTTGAAGTCGCCTAGCGCCGGGTTGGCTTCGTGCCATCGGCTTTCATCAAACGGGTCAACATCGGCCGGCAAGTAGAACACCTTGCCGTAAAATGTTGGGTCATCTAGCTCGCCACGCTCTTGTGCAAGCGCTTCGTCGCTTAGTTCCGTCATAATGTGGTTAGGGTCGCTAGACTGCGTAGAGATAGCGAGAAATAGCCCTTCCTCTTGCGCACCAAACGATGTGGTCATAACGTCGTAGAGGTCGCGGTTTTTGGCCTGCGCGAGCTCGTCGTAAATCACAAAAGTAGGGTTAAAGCCGTGAAGGCGGCGCGCGTCTGCCGCTAGGCTTTGGTAGAAACTGCCGAGCTCGTAGACAACAATGCGCTTTGTCGTGTCGAGACATTTGCACATATTGGCTAGCTCGTCATCGAGCGCGACCATTTGGCTAGCCATCTTGTAGACTTGCGCCGCTTGCGCGCGGTCACTCGCGACGCTGTAGACTTCGGCGTTTTGCTTAGCTTCAGGCCCTACCAGATGCACTAGCAGTAGCGACGCGGCGAGCGCGCTCTTGCCGTTTTTGCGTGCAACGGACCACAAGGCACGGCGAATACGGCGTAACCCGCGCTCGTCTGTAGGGTCATAGGTGCCGCGGATAAGGTCTTTCTGCCACTCGCGGAGCTTCATCGGCGTACCTTGGCCGATGCCGGAAGGCACTTTTAGGCGCTCGATAAACTGAAAGATGCGGTCAGAACGCCTATATACCGGGGAATTTAGCCCTACTTTTCCGGGTTTTTTCGCAGACTTTTTGCCGATTTCCACGGCTTTTTTAATCAAATCGTCTACAGTTACCGGCTTTTTAGCGGTGTTTTTTCTAGCCATTAGTTGCCGCGCCCTATTAACCCGGCGAATTTACTGGCCGCGTCTACTTTCTTCGGCAGTTGCAACCGGGTGCGCGTACTAGGCGCTAGCCCTAGCCGGTCAATGCACTTAAACAACGTCTCGTTAGCGGCCTTCCAAGTTTTAGTGGCCGGGTTAATGTCCACTTCGTCGTATAGGTGGTTGCCTTCCTTGTCGTAGTGCGGCGTCGTCAGCATAAGCCCGCGCTCGTCTAGCTCTTGCTGCGACCGCAGCAGCATTGACCACGCGAGGCAGTACTGAGTTAACGCGCTCACGTCCATTGCCGTATAAAGTTGGGGCGGCGTCACGTCTCGTAGTCGGTGCCACTCCGCGCTAGCGATAGCGTCGGCGCCAACGCTCGCCGGCATAATGGGCGGGTGCCCACATTGCGGCTCGTCTTCATTCAACGGACGCCGCGACGGGTTTCCATCGAGCAAATTAACCGCCGTGGGTTTAGGTTTAGGCCCGCGCTTGCCCATTTTGGTGAAAAATACCCCGGAAAAAATTTAAGATTAAGAGTTGTAACTAGTACCGTTACGCTACGTTCAGTAATTACT